ATGGACACGTGTTAGTATTATTAGATAAACCAAAATCAAATGCAAACACAAGAGCAGAAGAATTACAACAAACAATTAGACCATATGCAAACTTGTACACACCAGAAAACATACTTGACTGGGAATACAAAAGAACAGCAACAGGCACATATGAATTAACATATCTAAAATTATTAGAAGTTGAACAACAAGCATATGGCAGACCTACGAATTATTATGTAAGAGAGTTTACAAAAGACATGATCATATTGTCCAAAGTAAACACAAAACAACATTTAGAAACAGAAATTATAGATCAAATGCCAAATGAACTTGGCAAGATACCAGCAGTGTTTGTGTATGCCAACAGAGGACCAGTAAGAGGTATTGGTGTAAGTGATGTTGGTGACATAGCAGACATGGCAATGGCTATTTCAAATGAATGGTCAGAATGTGAACAATTAATTAGATTAACAAATCACCCAAGCCTAGTTGTTACACCAGAAGTTGACACAACAGCAGGTGCTGGTGCAATTATTAAAATGCCAAATGAAACAGATGCAGGATTAAAACCATACCTGTTACAACCAGGTGGACAAAGCATAGACGGTATCCTGAAAAGCATTGATGACAAGATAAAAGCAATTGACAGAATGGCTCACTTGGGGGCTATTAGAGCAATAGAGTCACGCCAGCTCTCGGGAATTGCGATGCAATCTGAGTTTTTATTATTGGATGCAAAATTATGTGAGAAAGCAAAACAATTACAGTTAGGTGAAGAACAAATTTGGAGATTGTTTGCACAATGGATTGGTGAAACATTTGATGGCGAAATAAAATATCCAATGGCTTTCCATATCAGAGACAGAAACTTGGACATGGATCTTTTACACAAAGCGGCAGTAACACAAAAAGACAGTGCAACTGCAACACCAGATGTTAAAATGATAATTGACAACAAAATTAAAGAACTACTTGCTAAAGACGAAGACGAACTAGATGCAATGAATCAGCAACAACCAATGGACACATTGACACACGCACCAATGACAGATCAAAATGACATGGTAGCACATATGAGATCTATGATACAAGAAGGTTACACTGACGAACAAATTAAAGAACTACATCCAGAAATCGCAAAGTTTTTCAGCAATGAACAAGAAACACCACAAGAATAACCTTAAGATTAGAATTTACGAGATTGAAAAACTCTTAGATAAGATATCACGACGAATGAAAAGAAAATGTATTTGTGAGGTGAAATCTTTACTCAAAGGTTGGGACGGATGGTGGGCATCAATAAAGGAGAGCATAATGGCTAAAAAAAAGAAAAAGCCTATGGCGTCTAAAGGTGGCAGACGTGGCGGCAAAAAAAGAAGAGGTTAATTGGACTGAATACTTTGCGTCCATAGTAGCAGTTTGTCCATGGAGCAAGGCATTTTGGGCCAAACAAAAAATTGACATCCAAAGATGGCGTGGTGAACAACGTATCACGCCTTTGGGTGATTATGTGGCACGTATGTGGCTACACCCCAACGCAAGTGGCAGGACACTTTGCAATATCCATTACAGATTAAATGAACAACGCACAAATGAGGAATGGTTGTATTCTCATCCACAGTATAGAGGGCATTCCACACCAACACCAGTTCTTATACAACAAGACATCACTGTATTAAATAATGCAAGAAAAGGAAAACAAAATGAATCCAAGACTAGTACACAAACATCTGTTGGTAAGAGCTGAAGTTAATTCACCACCATTATATAAAGACAGAGAACTTGTAGACAACAGCATGAAACAATTAATCAAAGACATCAACATGAACATACTATCAGGACCACATACCAAATGGAGTGATGTTGAAGGCAACGAAGGATACAGTTCTGTTGCAATTATTGATACAAGTTCAATAACATTCCACAGTTGGGTAGATGGTGTAATACAATTAGATGTTTACAGTTGCAAGGACTTTGCAATTAAAAAAGTTTTTATGTGGTTGGCACAGTTTGATTTGGAAAAAGTTGATTACAAATACATTGACAGGGACCAAGGATTTAAAACACTAGACAACAATGAATTAAGTTGGTGGGACAACAAACAATACAACACCAGTTGGCAAGACGAGGTAATGTACGACTGATGGATAATTTTTTATCAAAGTTTTTTGGATCAATAGACAAACTAACTGACAAAGTGTTTGGAGTAAAACGTTGCAGTTGTGGACACATATCACACTGTAATAAAAAATGTACTGACTGCAGATGTGAACACTGCAACTGTCCAGTTGAAAAGAAAAAATTTAGAAAACAATTAGAAAAATTAGCAAAAAAAGATCCGTTCATATACAAATAGGAGACACAATGCCAAAACCAACACAACAAATGAAAGCCAATGCAAAACGTGCCTTGCGTTTAAGAGATCAAGCACCAGCCAGTCGTAAAGGAATGACACCTGTGGGATTAGCCAGAGCAAATCAATTTGCTGGTGGCAAAAATGTAAGTTTAGCCACAGTAAGAAGAACATTCAGTTATTTGAGCAGAGCAAAAACATACTACCAGCCAGGCAAGAACACACCAGGTACCCAAGCATACCTAGGTTGGGGTGGCAACGCAGGTTTAAGTTGGGCAAAGAAAATATTAAAGAAGTAAATGCCATACAAAGGAAAACTAGACGGACAAGCAATTGAAACGTCAGTAAGCATAGCATTAGACAATGCTTACAAAGAATACAAAGAACTTAACAGACGCACAATAGAATGGCAATCCAAACAGAGTGCATTCAAGGCAAGGAAGGCATTGAAAAAAATAAAGGACCTTGCACACCTAAGAAAACTTGAACTTTTAACATTGTACACTATTGATCCAAAACGTCAGCCTAAAACCTAAAATATATTCATACGTACATTAAACACGTAAATACACAGGTAAATAAACACACAACTCCAAAGGAGGAACTGATAATGGAACAGTATGCAAATCCAGAAGTCAAAACTGCCGAGAACATTGAGAACAAAGCAGATGACTCTAAAGTTAGTCCAACTAACAACCAATCTCAAGAAGAGGTATCAACACCTAAAACATTTACTCAAGACGAGTTTAATGACGCAATGGCGGCTGTACGTAAAAAGACAGAATCCAATGTGCTTAAAAAATTCCAAGGAGTAGACGTTGACAAGTATCGTTCTATGTTAGAAAAGGAAGAAGAAGTAGTACTTGAGGAACAGAAGAAACGAGGTGAATTTGAGAAAATACTTAAGGAAACTGCTGAAAAGAAAGACCAAAGGATTGCTCAATTACACGCACAGTTGAATTCAATCAAGGTTGATGATTCACTGCTTCAGGCTAGTAGCAAATATCGTGCTATCAATCCGGAGCAAGTCGTAAGGCTAGTGAAAGACCAAGTTAAATTGAACGACACTGGAGATGTTGAAGTTGTGGATAAGAATGGAACTCCACGCTATGCTGAATCTGGAGAACCTTTAACGGTTGATATGTTGGTTAAAGAATTCTTAGATACCAACCCGCACTTTATAAGTGCTGGTCCATCAGGTAGCGGAGCAAAATCAAATACACAAACAGACGGCGTGAAACCAGTTGATATCACCAAGTTGGATATGAAAGATCCAGCACAAAGAGCAATCTATGCTGAGTACAGAAAAACACAAGGCATAGGTTAACATTAACACGTTAGACTATAGGAGATAACAAAATGGCTAATGAAGTAAAACTAGCATCCGGTGGTGTTGATGATTTAATATCATCAATCGTAGCGGAAGCACAATTCGTGGCGGCTGAAAGATCTGTAATGAGAAATCTTGTTAAGACTTTTACAATCCCACAAAACAACGGTGGAATGGTATTACAAGTACCAATCTACTCAACACCAGCGGCGGCGGCTGTATCAGAAGCAGTTGACCTTACAAACACTGCTGTAACAACATCTAAAAAAGATATTACACTTGCTGAAGTAGGTGTAATGACTACTGTAACTGACTTGGCGTTAAACTATTCAAAACAGAACGTTATCAGTGACATCGGTAGACTTTTTGGTGAAGCAATCGCTAAGAAAATTGACCAAGACTTAACTGGTTTATTCTCAGGCTTCTCAACTTTTGCATTAGGCAACGCAACTGACACGCAGACAGAAATGACTGCGGCTCACTTGTTTGCGGCGGCGGCAAAATTAAAGAATGCTGGAGTACCAGGACCATACTTTGGTGTTTTCAACCCAGCGTCAATCTTCAACATGAAGAAAACTATGACTTCAACATTCGTACCGCAAGGTAACACAGGAGTTGTCAACGCGGCAATGACTGAAGGTTATGTGGGACGTATTGCAGGCATAGACATATTTGAGACTTCAAATGTTGTGGCTGACTCGGCGACAAGTGCCGTAAACAGCGTCTTTTCTCGTGATGCACTTGCGATGGCAATGGGCTCAGACTTGAAAATTGCTACTCAAAGAGATGAATCTTTAAGAGCTACAGAAGTTGTTGCAACGGCTGTATACGGTGTGTCTGAATTACATGACACTTACGGTGTACAAATACCAGTAGACGCAACTATATCATAATAATTGATTGGAGGTTTATACCTTCGCTCAGTTTACAAAAAGGGCGGCCCAGTGTCGCCCTTTTTTATTAGTGCTTAACACATAGGCACACGCAATAAATAAGTTTTAGCAAGAAGGACTTGCACACACTTTAACAGGAGGACTCTTAAGTGGCTAACTTTACAACAGATGCAGATCTTGAACAATACGAGCCTGACATCAAAAACTATGGAATCCAGGATTATTCGGATCTCCACACACTATCAACAGCAGACGTAAAAAGAGACATTGAAATAGAATGGTGGCCTAGAGCAAACTATGGTCGTTATGATCTATCTGCAGGTACTACAACAACATTTGAAGACAGTTTGCTTGTAGACAGCCAATGGACAAGATGTGCAGTGTACCATGTATTGGGACATTACATCTACCCACGTCTAAGCACGTTCTCTCCAGAAGGTGATGTATTCAGAGAAAAAATGGCATATTACAGACAAGAATACAAAAATGAATTTGACAAAATTTTAAGAGTAGGAGTCAAGTACGATTTTGATAGTTCCGGAGATATCTCAGTAGGAGAAGATAAACCCACACACTTCAATCGTCTTGTAAGATAATTGAATGAGTGCAAGAGAAAACATAGCGATAGATATCGTTGAACAATTAAAGAATATGTCTGATCCAGGAGCAGTCTTGGTCAGCAGAGAATTCTTTGATTTTGAAAAACTAGCAATCACACAATTTCCAGCAATACTTGTTGTTAGTGGCAACGAGGAAAGAGAAGACATCAGTATGTCAGAGAGACAAGGCACGCTTGAAATAGAACTACGATGTTTTGTCAGAGGCAGTGAACTGGACACAGCAAGAAACAATCTAATTGAAAAAATAGAAGAAACATTAGAGTTAAGCAGGGATAGAAATATAACTGTTGACAATACTGCCACACACTACGTACAATCATCAATTAACAACATAGAAGTCGTTGAAAGACAACAACCACTAGGGCAGTTCAATGCAACACTTTCAGTGACTTATGTTTACAAGAGAGGTAATCCATAATGTCAATACAAATGTATGATAAACAAGGGAATTCAAAAATAGTCGAGAACCCACAAGTTCAAGACCATTTGAGATCAGGCTGGAAATTTAAAAAACCTGCTGTGACTGAGAAGCCACAGAAAGAAATCCAAACACAACCAAAACCAAGACAAAGGCGTATGCGAATATTGAAGGCAGACGCTGAAGTCATTAACAACAACAAAGAGGAGGAATAGAAAATGGCTACAAACACAGCAGTCTATTCAGGAACACAAGGAGTCGCACATTTTGACGTGGGCGGTTCTGTAACACCAGTTGCTTCCATTATATCTTTTTCTGTATCACAAACAGGTGATGCGATTGAGACTTCAGCGATGGGATCAACTTCAAGAACTTATCTACCAGGATTAACAAACTTTACTGGTTCGATGAGTTTGTACTTCAGAGACGATGATGCGGCACAATCTGCATTGTTTTCAGCACCAGGAGCCGCGGCGGCATCAGTAGAACTGTTTCCATCAGGTAGAACAACAGGTGTTAAATTATCTGGAGAAGTAATCATTACCAGCCACGAAATTTCGGCGGATAATGCGGGGGCAGTAACAGCAGAAGTCAGTTTCCAAGGTAGCGGAGCACTGGCCAAATCAGACCTTTAATAACATGAAGGTAATCTTTAAGTCATTATTGCTTACAAAGGCTCTGACCAAAGGCGTTGAAAGCCAAATTCAGAAGACCAGTAAGGAAGTGCTTAAAGAGGTCAAACGTAGATCACCAGTGCGTTCAGGCCTGTTCCAGAGAAGTTGGCGTATGAGTGGTAGTGGTACAAAACGTACCATTTCAAATCCACAGTCATACGGACACGCACTTGAACATGGCAGGAGTGGACAGGCCCCACGTGGTATCGTTGGACCAACATTAAGTAAAATAGGAAAATAGAGGAGATATAAGATGAGTATAATGGACAAAATCGGAAAACACTATCAATCAAGTATTGGTGGTGATATGAAGAAAATACACGTGGAGGAATGGGACACTGACATATATTGCAGGACCACATATCCGCTTAAAGACGAAGCCAAAGTAATGGAACTGCAGGCCGCAGGGAAAACTATTGAAGCAGTTGTTGAGAGCATAATTGTTAAAGCCAGAGACAAAAATGGCAAACGATTATTCCATGACGCAGACAGGATTAAATTGATGCACGAAGCGGATCCACTTGTTGTGGTGAAAGTTGGTACAGCAATTAACAATGCGAAACTTTCCGCAGATCAGGAAACAATCGCAAAGGAATAAAATCCAATGTTGAACTCCGGTTTGTAATGTTACTCGCCGATAGACTCAAAAAGTCTATTGAAGAGATATTGCAGATGTCAACATTGGAACTAGAACTGTGGTCCGGGTATTTTTTGTTCGAACACAAAGAAAGTAAAACAACCATGGGTAGCCAACGGCCGCCTATGCCAACAAGGAGACGTAGATAATGGCCGATGCGAAACAAAAATTAGTAATAGACGTAGTCGCGAAGAACACTGCGGCTTTGGGTGGAGTTGCCGCTGGCCTTAATGGCATAAAGACATCTGCATTCGGCGCCGGTGCGGCATTGAGGACATTGGGACCATTACTTGCTGTGCTTGTTACAGGTAAGGTTATCAAAGACATAGTAACTACCAATGCTAGATTCGAAGACCTAAGGACAACCTTAAGCACAGTCGAAGGATCAGTACAAGGTGGTGCGGCGGCATTTGAAAAAATTAGTAAATTTGCTACAAAGACACAGTTTGGCGTTGAAGACCTTACAACAACATACATTAAACTATCAACATCTGGTATAGAGCCAACAGCAAAATTATTAACAACATTCTCTAATGCGGCGGCTGTAACCACAGATCAGGTTGGTACGTTAGGCGCACTAACAGATGTGTACACAAGGTCATTGGCATCGGGTCAGGTTGAACTAATGGAGTTTGACAAATTACAAGACAGAGGTCTTCCGGTGTATGATATCCTAAAAGAAAAATTAGGTGTAACGAGAGGTGAATTAGGTAAATTTAGTAAAGAAACAGGCAACACAGAATTAATATTACGAACACTATCAGAAACTATTGAAGAACGTTATGGTGATGCCACAGCAAACCTACTACAGAACACATCAACAAAATTTAGTAACTTAGGCATCGCACTAAAAAATGTTGCAGACCGGATGGGAAATGAATTTAGTCCATCATTCAAAGACGGATTAGATCAAGTAACAGAGTTCGTTATAGCCAACGAAGACCTAATGGCTGGACTGGGCACGTTTATTGGTAGCACAATAGGATTGTTAGTCAAAGGAATGGGCGAAGTAATCAAAATATTCTTTAAAGCCGTTGGTGTGGTTAGAGATATGTTCAATGCTGTACAAGAGTTCTTTTTAAACAATGAACTTAATTCGGGCATACAGAAAGTTATAGACCTGTTTATAGAGTTTGGTGGGAAGGTATTAAACCTAGTAATTGAGGGATTAAGAAAAGTATCTAGATTCTTACAAATGGTAGTGGATGGTTTAGTTGCTGTAGGTTCGGCACTAGGTAAACTAATATTTCAAGAGAAAGAACAGATTGAACTTGACGACAAACGTATAGAAAATTTAAGATTATTTCATGAAGGTTACCAAACGGTTACCGAGGACATCAAAGAAAACAACAAAGCAATGGCCGAAGGTGTGTTCGTGTCCAAGACCATGATAATGAAACAGAACGAAATGAATAAAGCCGTTAAGAAGACCGATGTAAGTGTATCAGACTACGGCAAGGCATTGAATAAATTGTTGGAAGAATATAGTTTGAACAATATTGTAATTGGCACCATAATTGGTTCGATGACGGCATTTGCCAAGACTACAGAATCAGCGTTGACTGATGTAATCATGGGTACCAAATCTTTGAAAGAGGCCCTAGGAGAAATTGGGAAGGCAATAATGACAGAACTTATTGGTGGAATTATTAGATTATTGATTGTGAAACCGATACTGTTTGCGTTGGCAAAAGTATTCAACGTTGACTTGGTTAATGGTGTGTTAAACCAAGCCAACGCACAGGCCAAATTGAACAGTGAACTTAAAAAGACCATAGGATTAAAACTTATTTTAATGTTGTTAGGCGGTCGAGCCGACGGCGGTACTGTTGGCTTTGCCAATGGTGGCAAGATAGGATTTGGCGGTGCACGAGCAGGTGGTGGATCAGTTGGTAGTAGTAATGCGTTCTTGGTAGGAGAAAGAGGACCAGAGTTGTTCATACCCAACACAGCAGGCACAGTTGTATCCAATGAAACAATGGGCAGTAGAATGGGTGAAACAAATATTAACTTCAACATCAATGCAGTGGATGCCGCAGGTTTTGATGAATTGTTATTGTCAAGAAAAGGACTTATAATTGGTACTATCCAACAAGCATTTAGACAGCAGGGTAGGAGATTTGCTTAATGGCACAAACAGATTATATAAGATCGGTGGAGTTAACCAACAACACCAATAACATAAAAAGCAAAAGCATCACAGGCAAAACGTTTGTGGCAGACTACGGCAACAACTATTGGACCATTGCAATAAAAACAATTCCAATGTCACAAAATGATTTTTATGCAAATTTTATACCAGCCGCAAACAACAGTGCGGCACAATCAGGATTGTTTTGGCATTTGGCAGGATCTAATTTTTCAAGAAGTCTATCAGCATTCAAACTGCCGGTGTTAAAAGACAAGAGAGGCACAGCCAGCGGTACTGTTACTGTGTTAGATGAAAACAGCACAGCACCAGCATACAACAAAGACATAGGATCAAACACAGTTGGAGTAAACGGTACTGCAACTGGAACTTTACTTGCAGGTGATTTAATAAAATTTAGTGGGCATTCAAAAGTATATATGATTACCGCAGATGTTAATCTCGACGGTTCAACCAAAGACACAATATCTTTTACACCAAGGCTAATTGCAGGTGTTGGAGGCAACACCATAACATATTCCAATGTGCCTTTTACTGTGGTACCAGATGGCGACACAGAAGAATGGCAAACTGCAGGTGCAAGTGCGGCTAATTTCCAATCTACTTCACTTGGAACAACCAACAGTAATCAATTTTTGTACGAATACGAACAAACATTTAGAGAGGTTGTTTAATGAGTGGAACATTTCCAGACGTAACAAAATTTAAATCAATTGTTGTGAGATCGGATAGCAATCAACTCACACAGATTGATGCTAACAACAAATTGTACTCTTTGTCTACAAATCAAGGTGCTTCTGCATCATTTGGATTTAGTGCTAGAACAATTGATGGCTTAGGACACGCATGGGAATTTGATTTTGCAACTGTGCCATTAACAAGAGCAGAGATGGCACCAATGTACAGTTTTCTTTGTGCCCAAAACGGCACAGCAGAAACTTTTACAATTAAACCACCAGGAACAGCACACCAATACATATTTGACACCAGTTCTAATAGAACATTCGACTTGGCACAAACTGCATTGGTAAAAGGATCTGTAGGTGTGTTTACAAGAATTGATTCAACAGAGAACAGCCAAGATGTTAGTGAAGACGGCGGAGTAACTTTTATTAACACTGGCGATTATTTGAGATTTGTTAATCACGATAAAGTTTACATTTGGAGGGGAAGTAGATTTAGTGTAGGCTGTGCAAATTTTGGTGGATCGTTATTTTCACAACAAGGATACATATGGCCACCGCTACAAGCAGATGTACCTAGTGGTACAGATCTTAATTGGGATCCAAATTTTACGGTTGCACTAATCAGTGAACCACAAGTAACAGAAACAAACGAAGAAGGATTTTTTACATTATCGTTCAGTGTGAGGGAAGAAGCATAATGCCAAGAAGTACATCATTAACAAAAGCAATATTAAGCGGCAGATCACTACGTTTTGTTGACTGTGTGAAAATAGAATTAACAGCAGGCACACTGTTGTACACAAACTACGAAGCAGACCTACAACTGACCAGCATAGATGGTAGCACAGTGGACACATACAAAACAGGACAAGGTTATTTGGGCCATTCTGCTATCACAACCACATCACAGGCACAACCAGAGAAAGTGGACATAACTTTTGACAGCAGTCAATTGGACAGCACTGCTAACTTGATTGGACCTGCCTTTGCAAATGGCGACACAACAGGTGCAGAAGTTACAATATCAAAAGTTTTTATTACAAGTGCAGGAGCAGTTGATTTTAACTATATTGCGTTCAGAGGCATTGTGGATAATTTTAGTTTGAAGGTTACAGACACAAGTTCTTCATTAACTGTGTTCTGTGGCGGAATATTATCAAACTTTGAAAAAACAAGTTTGTATGGAATGACAAACACAGTGAGTCAAAGCAAACTTTATCCGTTGGACACAGGTTTTGAATTCTCGGCAAACAATGCGGCAAACATAAGGTGGGAGGAATAGCATGGGATTACGTAGTTTTATAAAAAAAGTTTTTAGAGCACCTGTTAGGATTGTAAAAGCAGTTGTTGATCCAGTACTGGATTTTGCTACAAATACATTTAAAGCAATCATATCACCTTTTACAGGTGGTTTTGATTTGCCAGATGTTTCAGTAAATGTCGACGCAGGCACAAATGAAATCAAAGCGGCAACCTCGGTGGACTTTAGTGCGGCCAATCGTGCTGTACCAGTTCTTTATGGACACAAAATCGAATCAGGAACTATCCCTGTATTCATTGGAACATTTGGTGACAACAGTGCTGATACCAGCAGACAATATCTCTACATGGCGGCAATTATATCGCAAGGCTTCCACGGGTCAAATGCGGAATCAGGTGTGTCGGTAGGAATGGGCAGTCTTTTATCAAGGATGACCATTAATGGTAAACCTGTGCACCTAGGCGGATTAACAAACACCGCCAATCCAAACTATTCACAAGGCTACGATGGTAGCACAGCATTAAATTTACAAGAAGCAGATGGTGGAATATGTGCCTCAGGTAAAGGCGGTGTACAACCCGCACAGCATTCAATAACCAAAGGCACATTTGCCAACAGATTAAAAATACAATATTTCGATGGCAGTGCGGATCAACCTGTTTCATCATTGTTGAATGAACACCCCGAATGGAGTCCAACAGGACAAAGCAAACTGAGTGGCATGCACTATGTGGCATTAAGATTTTTAATTCAAGCCGCTGACGTTACTGTGGGTGCAGGAGATGGCGGAGGCACATTTGGCAATCCATACAGCGGATTACCTGCTGTGGTAACCACAACCAGCGGAAGAAACACACCTAACATTATGTCAGGCAACAGTCAAGCACCGGGGTATGCTGAAAAGGAACAGAGTTCATATGCAGAAAAGTTAATCAGCCATGCATATGTTAGTCATCACAAACCTTTGGGAGTTCCAGCGTCTAATGGTACATTAAGTAGTGTGGCAAAAGTTGACACTGCTACTGTGGCCATAGAAAGTGACACAATTATACAATACCAAAGATTTAGAAATCATCAACCTTTAAAATACCAAAATGGACAAATACAACCTGTCAACATACATGACCTGCTGTTTAATCTTGGTTGGACATATGACTTTGTTTTCTTTCTTCCAGGCACATATGCGGCAAGCAGTGAAGACAGAGGACAATGGTTAAAACACGTTGGTGGTGGACACTATCAATTTTTAAATAAATCTACAGCAGACATTGACAATACTATTGCAACCAGCACATTAACTTTCTTTGCTTATGACAGTAACATGACAGAAGCAATTATAAATGGTGTAACGCCATCTGAACAAGCAGGTGACGGAACCACAGCAGAATACAGATGGTATGGGACAACTAATGAAACTACCCATATAGAAAGCCGATTCGAAGCAGGCGAGATAATAAAATTAAGAATAAGAGACTATGATGCAGGCACAACTAGGAGTTACAACGTAACTTCTATCCAGAGCACAGGCGTTTCAGATAGCACAGCACCTTTTATAACATTAGGATTATACGAAGAAGACAGCACAGCCGTAGCGGCTAACTTTTATACCACTGTGGCAAATAATGCAGAAGTAACTGTCGAAATTTATCAGGGCACTGCTAACACAGACAAGATAGGTGCACAGTGGGAAACTGCTTTTGCAAACAATGTGTATCTCGAAGAAGGTTTGCCGTATCAGGCATATACTTGTGACAGTAATCCTGTGGAAATGCTGTTGGATTATTTGTTAAACCAAAACTATGGTGTCGGCGTTAGTGTGCATGACATAGACAAGAAAAGTTTTCAATTGGCATCAATTGCCTGTGACACAATACCAAGTTACTATGATTTTGATAACACACAGTTCTTTATGGGCGGTGGTGGATCGTTAAATGTGTTTGATAGGAATGAATACATGTACGGTGAAGGTGCAACCACTGGTTCTAGTGCCAATGGATCCAGCATACAAACAATGAACAACTCATATGACAGAATATACCGAATTGACACCAACAGGACACACCTAGAAAACATTAACACCATACTAGCATCAATAGGTGCAACCATGCCTGTGATAGATGGCAAGTTTCATTTACAATTAGAGAATGCTGGTATACCAGAAGCCAGTGAGGCAGTGCCACCTGTTACTGCACTACCAATAACAGCAACTATAACAGATGACCATGTGATTGACGGAATCACTGTTGCAACCAGTTCTGTTAATGACAAGTTTAATCAAATAAAAATTGATTACACCAGCATAATAGATAACTCGCAACCAGCCAGTGTGATGTCACCTGATCCTGTGGACGACAGCACCAGCATACGTGTCAACTATCTTGCAGAAGACAACAATAAAAAATTAGAAGGTAACTTTAGTTTTCCCAGCATCTATGATGAAGTGAGTGCTAAAAAAATAGCCACACTGCTGTTGAAAAAGTCCAGAGGACAACCTATATTGAATTTGACAGCAAGTGCGATAGCAATGGGCTGTGTGCCAGGTGATTTTGTGAGAGTAACTAGCGACAGATTAAAAATGGATGACGTGTACAGAGTAACAGCCGCCACAGTTAATGAAGACCACACTGTGGCTTTGAGTTGCATAAGACACGTGCCAGAATTTTATGATATCACAGATGAAGGACAGATATTTGAAGCCAGACGTGATATAATGGACTTAAAATAATCACCTTTTACATTTAACATTTAAATATTGTTATGGCAAAAGCAACAGTTTGGTGGAACGGTCCATCGGTCAAACAATTTTACAATATCCCCCCACAACCTTTGGAGATAGGTTGCAATTTTATATCCAACAACAGAACTGTGCATCATGTGTGTGCTTATGATCAACCAACCATACGTGCAATAGGTAAAAACCACAGCAAAGATGTTGAGTACTGGACTAGAAGAATGTATACACAAGGTCCTTGGAAAACTTTTACTTCCACAGTGAGCTATGAAAAGCAACGCAACATAAATGGTTACTGCTCTGGCACAATGGCTTTGATATTGGCTGTGCAACTGGGTGCAACTGAAATAGATTTATTGGGCTGTGACTGGACCATTACAAACAATTCAATGTATGACAAGCAGTACACTTGGAGAAAGTTTCCGCCTACCAAACACAACAGAGAAAAATTTAAATTGTTTGACACGCTGGCACAATTGGTGCCAATAACAGTGGTGCACGACAAACCCAGGGACATATTGGGCACACACGTGAAGTGGTTAACACCAAAAGATTATTTGGCGGAACACTGACACACAATCCATGAGCCAGTGCTCCACTGGTCATAATCGAGAAGATATAAAACCACAAATATTTAACGCCTTTTTGGAAATTTAAAGTCTATGTATCGCCTTATTTTACAGCCATCACAACGCATCATTATGTGTGTCTGTGAATAGAAATAGTTCTTGCCACACTTGCATTTGTTTTGCAGTGTCTCTGTGGTTGTGGCGTCTGTTTTATGGCAAACCTTGTGCTGGGGGAATATGGCCCTACGCATACCGGTGCTTGGTCCAGCCCGAGAAGGTGGACGCAGGTCAATGCCCAATTCAATCAGTCTTGCTTCGTATTTCTTTTGATCCATATGCTCACTGACCCTTGCAGGTCACTGTTATTTAAATGTTGGTAAAGTGTGTGGGAAATAAAGTGGAGACAGTTAAGGGGATGAAATGACTGCGTTAGGATGTATGGCAACAAATAGACTGGGCCATTTCGCGAAACTGTCTCCATCAGTATTTACTAGTAGAGTGTGTGTGGGTATACAAGGAGTGAGTTAACACTCACTCACAATTGACTAACGTCAATTGTCTTTCTTCTCTTCAGTCACAAGAAGACTTTTAGTAAAATCTTCCTAGTTAGGTTCACTACATCCAACTTTGCAACGTAAAGGGTTTGCATATCTTACGTACTGTTTCCAGTGTCTGACTTCCATTATTGCACACATCAGGTGAACCATGATTGACTTAAAGTCCAAGTGTACAACATCCAATCGCCATATAGTCTTCACAAAAACGATTGGCATAACTGCCTATTTTTTTATACTGTCCTTGCCCAACAGTTGCGGTTGCATCAAGCCTACACAATCAAAGGGTGTGTTCAACTTTTCTTAATTTGTTGAGATGCTATGTTGCCTTGTGGGAAATTTTGTTTGCCTATTTGTGCCTATTTTCACAAGTATATATGTGGATGTGTACAAAAGCAACCTAAATGTGGTTTGATGCTTGTAAAGACGTCTGTGTGCTGTTAAACGGTATGTTACAGTGGGTTTAGCCACCACAATTAGCACTGTGTGATAACGTACAATTTAAATACTCCTAATGATACCGCACACAGAGATTGAAGCCATACACAGCCGTAATGGACGCACCTATTGGGTTGACGCAGGAGACAAACTTTACAAACAGAGATTAAGCGTGGGACAATACCAAAGAGCCAATTGGTTGTTTGCACAACAACACATACAAAAATTTAGACGATGTTTGGACATAGGTAGCAACAATGCCTGTAATGCCATTCATTATGCTGAACGTTTCAGTCATGTAGAATGTTGGGAACCAACCCAACTGGCACAGCGATTGTGGCATTTGACAGTACGAGACAATGATGTAAAAAATGTAACACTGCACACACAAGCACTGGCAGAAACTGTCAAAACCACAGAAATGGTTATACATTGGAAAAATGGTGGACACAATCATTTGGAAAACAAAGATAGAAGAGTATGGAGTGGCAAGCGTTGGCGTGACAGAACCAGCCGTCCTAGGCAGAGACAAACACAAACAGTTGAATGTGTCACACTGGACAGTTATCATTTAGAGGATGTGGATTTTATCAAGATAGATGTGGAAGGATATGAATGGTTTGTGTTGCAGGGTGCAGAACAAACCATACAAGCACACAAACCCATAATACAATTGGAAATAGTGGCAGGACAGTGTCGCAAATTTGGTTATTGGGCAGAAGACATGATTGATTGGCTGAGAACAAGAGGTTATAGATGTCGTTCTAAAAAAAGAGGATGGTTGGATGGTAGTTTTGTCAGTTATAGAAATCAATTACAACACGAAGGTGTACACCAAAAAGGAGACATGGATCTGTTCTTCATACCACAAGACGCACACACACAACAGTTGGATCCAAGGCTAAAATTATTTGGATGAAACAGTTTAGCACACAAGATTGGGATATTTCTCTGTTTAAATCACTGTCACACCTAAAATCTGATCCAACCAAAAAACTTATCCACAATCGTATGGGTAGGCTGTATTGGGTTTGGGCAGACGATAGACTGTATGAACAAAGATTTGCAAGGGAAAATGGACCCTATCAAGTGAGAAATATTGTTTTCCTTAGAAACTTGTACCCCAATGCTGATAGATGCATTGACATAGGCATGAATGTTGCCAACAACACCATGGAATATGCCACCTGGGCGAAAGAAGTGCATGGATTTGAACCATTTGGTAGTACATATGAATTGGCAGAAGAAAATATTAAGTTGAACAAACAAGTGCCTCTCCGAGGGAAATATTACAACATCAAAGAACGTAGAACAGAACACACCACACATAAAGATGATGGGTGGTACAAAGAGAATGGTAAGTTTGCACCTTTGGATATCACAGGCACAATAAAAACTTATTGTGTTGGTTTAGGCTCCAAACCTGGCACATTTAAGATGTTGGAAAAACCAAAAAATGCGGGCCACAACCATGTGTTAGCCGCAGGCATGAAGAATACTAGGTACAAAGAGTATGATGTGGACATACGCACATTAGATTCATATCAATATGACACGGTTGATTTTGTAAAAATTGATGTTGAAGGTTATGAATGGCAAGTGATCCAAGGCAGTGAACGAACCATTGACAGATGTAGACCCACTGTGCAGATGGAAATAGTAGAAGCACAGTGTAAAAAGTTTGGCTATGTGCCACAAACTGTGTATGATTTTTTTAACAAAAAAGGTTATGAGATGTTTGATTACAAAGGCAATAATTTAGGTAAAACTTGGCACAAACTCCCAGGCATAATGGAAACATTCTTTGTGCCCAAAGAACTTGCGGCATCTGTACCAAAGAAAAATTAAATTACCAACCACGCTTGACACTACACTAAATAGATGTTATAATAAGAAGTGTTAAAGGCGCATTTTAGTTTTATTTGTCACGCCTTTACAATTAAAAAGTTACAGGGCACTGCAATCAAGTATGCCAACATTCATAGCAGTGCCTTGTATAAAACAAAGCAAGGAGAAAATATGATAAAGAAGATACTAACCATCAGCACATTGGTATTGCTTACCAACTGTGCATACAATCCCAAGATAGACACAGCAGGCAGGAGCGGCACATTTCCAGAAGCCAAAGCAGTTGAAGTAACCAATGACATACAACACTGTAAACAATTTGCTGACGAGAACACATTCAGATTGTATGACAATGTCAACTGGGCTTGGGGACAGTACTGGCACATAGGCACATTAGGAATAATACCTGCCAGAGAATTAAAGTACAAAACAAGAGTGCAGAAATGTCTTGAAGGACGTGGGCATTCTGTAGTAAAATAGAATTTGACAGATAGTAGTTTCTTTGTAGATAGTACGAAAAACTTATAAGTCTATTTGTCAATGATCCTGAAGTCCTACTCCTTGCAAACGAGCATTGGGCTGTTAACATGACAGGATCGTGTGCTGGTTCGGGTGATGCCACCAGCACACACATAAAGGAACACAAAAATGAACAATGAACAACGCATACAGCAACACAACGAAATGGTACGTGAACAATTAAGAGCAGAAGCACAAGCAGAAACAGACCGCAGACTGCGTAAGAGAGAAGCAGAACGACTCAGCAGACAAATTAACTGCGTACAAAATAGATCCAAAGGACAGAGCGACAGAGAAAAATGGGGACACACCAAGCGGACACAAATGGTGGATTGGGACGTAAATAATAATGAAGCATCGTCAAGTTCTTTAACTC